AATGAGGATGCGATTAAGGCATCGGTAAAGAATATAGTCTTGTATAACTTTTTTGAGAAACCATTTGATCCTGCATTTGGAGGAAACATCATTGGTCTCTTATTTGAGAACTACACAACTGGTCTTGCCACAGAAATTGAGGTTAGGATTCAAGATGCTATTGACATATATGAACCAAGAGTGGTAGTTACTGATGTAGATGCATCTTTCACTGAAGATCGTAACGATATGCAAGTGAGAGTTAAGTACGTTATACTGGGAACTCCACCCACAGTTGATGATATTCGTTTAGTGTTTAAACCATAATGGCATTCAATCAAGTTAATGCTCTTGAATTTTATGAAATCAAGGCACAAATAAGAAAATTCTTAGAATCACAGTCACAATTTAGCGATTATGACTTTGAAGGATCGTCTTTGACGGTTCTTTTAGACGTTTTAGCATACAATACGTACTACACATCAGTAAATGCGAACCTTGCAGTTAATGAAGGGTTCTTAGAAACGGCAGTTTTACGTGAAAATGTAGTAAAATTAGCAAGGTTGCTTGGTTACACACCAAAAAGTGCAAAAAGTGCAACCACAACAGTTGATATTTCAGTTCAAACAGTATTTCCATACCCTACATCTGTCACAATGGCAGCTGGATTGGTATTAAACTTTACAGGATTAGATAATAATAACTTTGTTTTCTCTCTTCCTACTGATAGTACAGTATCTGTAGACAGTTTAACAGGTATTGCAACGTTCAAAAACGTAGTTTTGTCTGAGGGATTATTTCTTAAAGACACTTTTGTAAGAAATACTAACGAAAGACAGAGATTTATACTAACAAATCCGAATGCAGACACCTCTTCTATGATTGTACAGGTAACTTCTGGTACAATTCAAGAGAGATATTTACAAGCAACGGATATTACTAAGATAGATTCTACATCAAAAGTATATTTTCTTGAAGAATCTGAGTTAGGAGTTCCAGAAGTCTTATTTGGTGACGGAGTTATTGGTAAAAATCTTGAAAATGGAGATGTGGTAGAGGTAAAATACACGACATCAAGCGGATCAAGTGCAAATGGACTAAAAGTTTTTGAAAATATCGGCACGTTTAGGGATAATTTACTCAATTCTATCACATCTGGCATCACAATTACCGTTTTAAGTTTCCCAGATGGCGGTGCAGCTGCAGAAAGCACGGAATCTATTAAGTTTTCTGCTCCAAAATTCTATTCTGCATTTGGTAGAGCAGTTTCTACACAAGATTACGAGGCAATTATACCGCAAATTTACCCAAACGTCGGTTCTATTGCGTGTTATGGTGGAGAAGAAGCGGAACCACCTCAATATGGTAAGGTATTTTTGGCAATTAAACCAAAAAATGCTGATAAATTATCACTTTCAGAAAAAAACTCCGTTCTTAAGAAGTTAAGAGAGTATTCTGTAGCTGCAATTCAACCAACAATCATTGATCCGTCGATACTTTACATTGATTTGGTGTCATTTGTGTACTATAATCCAAATATTACACGTCGTGATGCGTCAGAAGTCAAAAATGTTGTTATAAATGCACTAACTATACTTAACGATAGTGGTGAATACAGCAAATTTGGAGGAAAATTCAAATTTTCCAAACTGCAAAAGATAATTGACGACTCTGAAGGATCAATTACATCTAATATTACACGTGTATCAATGAGGAAGAACGTTTCTGTCACTCTTAATGCACGAGTTAACTACAATATATGCTATGGAAACCGAATTAATCAACAAACATCGACAGAACCTTCAGTTTCTTCGTCTGGTTTTAAGATCGTGGGTGATGACATCAATACTTACTACCTAAATGACGATGGTGCAGGAACATTACGATTGTATTATGTAAAAGGAACTGGTGAATTTGAGTATGTTGACGGATTGTGGGGAACTGTAGACTATGATATGGGTGATATTGTTATAAATGATTTGATTATTCAGTCAACTAACATAACAAATAATCAATTACAAATTTCTGCAATACCAAAGTCAAATGATTTAGTATCTCTCCGTGAAACTTATTTGACAATAGGTATAGATAATACGTCTGTAAGTGTAGTAGAAGATACTATCAGCAGTGGTTCAAATCTTTCTGGAACAGGAGTAATTCCAGAATCTAGCTATAAATTCTAAGCATGACAAATAGTAGTTGGAAAGTTGGGTCGTGGACTACCCCGACCACCACGGTTACAGCAACTCCTGTACCGTCGGAGGTTAGTCCTGAGTCGAAATCTAGAATATCCACTAATATCTCGGCACAATTTCCACAATTTGTGCGAGAACAGTTTCCTACGTTCATAGATTTTGTAAAAGAGTACTATAGATCACAAGAATTAAAGGGATATTGCTTTGACATCATACAAAACTGGTCTGATTACTATAATATTGACCAGTATGGAGATCTTGTAACTCAAACCACTCTAATTTCCGCAGTTACAACCACTTCTACAACAATCGACGTACAATCTACACGTGATTTTCCTAAAGAAGGACTTTTATTGATAGATGATGAGATAATTTACTATCAGAGCAAGGGTGCAACTCTATTTCAAGACTGTGGACGTGGATTTAACGCTGTAAAAGCAGTTGGATTGCAAAGTGAGTACAAATTTGAGTCTACAGTTGCTGCAACTCACGATATCGGGTCAACAGTTGTCAATTTGAACAATATTTTTCCAATTTACATGCTTGGAAAGTTCAAAGAACAGTTTTTATCAACATATCCAAAGAATTTTGCGGACGGAGTTACAGAAAGCACTATAATTAAGAGAATAAAAGATTTTTACTCATGTAAAGGTTCTACTAGATCCTTTCAATTTGTATTGAGGACACTTTTTGGTGTTGAGTCTCAAGTGTCTTATCCTAGAGACAGAATCTTCAAACCATCCGACGCATACTACACATCTAGAGAAGTTATTCGTGCAGTTCCTGTAAAAGGAGATCCAATTGCACTTGTAGGACAAGTATTGTATCAAGAAGCAGATCCTACAGACCCAAATGTTTCTGAAGCAAGAATTTACGTAAAAGGAGTTGTAGAAGTTTTTACTCCGCAAGGATCTGTCTTTGAAATTGACGTAGATACCAATAATTCTCTTGGTACATTTGTTACACCGTATAAAACAGTGCTATCTGCGGATTTAGGTGCAAATCTAATTGATAATGTCGTAACAGTTGACTCTACACTTGGATGGCCTGAACAAAACGGTAAATTTAGGATAGAAGACGAAATAATCAGTTATACCGACAAAACAGTTACACAATTCCTTGGTTGTACTCGTGCAAGAGACAATACAGTCAATGTAGCACATGATGCAGGGCAAGAAGTGTTTGCTGCGTTCAAAATTTACGGATCTTCCAATGTAGATGGATCAGAAATACAATTGAAAGTATTTGGTGGCACTAGAGGTGTTATTCTTACTGATGGAGGGCAATACTACTTACCTAACAGTAAAGTTACAACTCCTGCAGCACCAGGTTTTGATAGTATTGATCCTATCTGGGATAGTTGGGTATATAACGTCAGAAAGGCACTCAGAGGCGTCTCTGCGACCCTAGCAACGCCCGCAGCAGACGGATCAGTCAAATGTACCGTAGTTACTAAAGAAAAGCATAGATTAGTCAGAGATGACGTAATTAGAATCCTAAACGCTCCAGAAGACATCTACAATAACAATCATAACGTTGTAGGTATTGTCGATCCATTTACATTTGAGTTTGTATTCAGTTTTTCTCCTGCACAGGGAATATCTGGATATGAGTTTTATATTGCCAGAGAATTTGCTTATGGTAAGAGTGATTACAATTCAATCAACAATGCAATCAAAGATTTTACTGGAGACGTTCAAAATACCTACAAATCTGATTCTAACGTAATTGTTGCTAGTACAGGTGTACCATCACATAAGATAGGACCTTTTGGTGCTAATGATTTACTACCAGGCAACCAAAGATACTTAAAGCGTTTTCCACAGACTCCATTAATCAAAAGTACAAAGACTGCGACTCCTGTAGGTCAAGTCGGTCTTGGTGTAAACGGAGTTCCTTTCTTCTCCTACAAAGGAGAGGGAATTAAGAAGTATGGCGGTATATTATCAATTGAGAAAATAAATGGTGGTACAGGATATGATATTACTAACCCACCTACTGTAGAATTTGAAGAAGATTATCAGTTGGGTGCAACATACCCAATATTTACTAGAGTCAAGTATAATGGTAACAGATATGTTGCGGACAATACTGGTGTAACATCCACTACAACATTTCCTACCCACATAACTGGCACAGAAACGTTAGGAACTGTTAACTGGACTTATGAAGGTGAGTCTGCTGCAGCAACTGTAACAGTCACAGGATCCGTAACTTCAGTTAACGTTACTAGTGGTGGTTCTGGATACACAACACAACCGATTGTTTCTATCACAGGTGGTGGAGCAACATCTGATAATCAAGCATCAGCAACCGCACAGATAACTGATGGTAGAGTAACTAGCATTACTATTGTCACTGGTGGATCTGGGTATACCAGTATTCCAACTGTCACAATTACTGGTGGCGGAGGAAGTGGTGCAACCGCTACAGCAATCTGCAGAGGTCCTGTAGATGCTATTACAATTACTGATACTGGATCGCAATATACTTACGAACCAACTATTAAATTGATAACTGGTAGCGGTGCTGTTGCGTATCCATCAATACTAAACGGAAAGATAGAAAGTATTATTGTTACGTTTGGTGGTAGTGGGTATTATGGTGCACCCGATGTTGTAATTACTGGGGACGGTGTTGGTGCAACTGCGTTCGCACAGGTAGATTTATCAACTAATATTGTTACTGGTGTAATAGTTACTAATAAAGGTGCAGGATATACTGCGGGTGCTACTACTATATCCATTGTATATCCTGGTTCTGGTGCAACTTTCCAAACTAAACTTACGGAATTGACCTATAATGAAGCTGCAACACAGGCAGAATTAGGAAGTTCCGCATTTACAGAAAGGATAACTACGGATTCTGCGGGAGGTGGTGTATTCCAAGGCGAAAACTATTTGATATACGGAGGAGAATACGGATATTTCCACAACCCTAAGAAACTAAGATTCTTAACTAGGGACAATATAAGCACCACTCTTGCGGAACTTAATCCTACAGCACACTCACCTATTATTGGTTGGGCGTATGACGGACATCCGATATACGGACCTTACGGTTATGTTGATCCAGAGAATGCTGCCCCATATAACTCGTATAAACTCATAATAAGCAGTTATAGAGTCAAGACCTCTAGAAGTGCCCTTCTAAGCGGTCTGAGTGACCCTCTAGGGACTTATATTGAAGATTATGAATACGTACAGGGTTTAGGTGATTTAGACGAATATAATGGTAGATTTTGCGTCACTCCAGAATACCCAAATGGAACCTATGCATATTTTGCCACAATTAAAGGTTCTGCAGGAGAACCCGCTTTCCCATATTTTGTAGGTCCTAATTTCTACGGAGATGCAGACTCTGTAAACTGGAATGGAAATGGTTTACAGAAAAACTTTACAGAAGACGCGATTCGTTACAAGACACCGTTTATAGGTGTAGATAATATCTTAGCAAAAAGAAAACAGTTAGATAATAAAGTAGACTTCTTCCTTGCACTAGAAGACACCACAACATTGATTGTGATGGAGAGCGGAGAAACACTGACTTACATTGAAGATGGTATTGGATATTATAGTTACTATCCGTTTATTAGAGGTGGCACTGCGGATTCTTTGGTTGTATCATCTACAAACAAATATTCTTCTGCGGGAATAGACCAATATCTCGTAGAGGGTGGAGGAAAAGATTATAAAGTAAATGACAGATTATTGTTTGATAATACTGGAACCGAAGGAGATGGGGTTAGCGGAACTGTGTCAACAGTTGAAGGTGAGATTGTATCTACGCTTACAAATGCGGTTTC